GCTCATTTTTGGATTTAATAAATAAGTATAAGGTAAAAAGTAAGTAGAATTGCAATGTCCACCAATCCTCTGAATGATATTACCAGAGTTTATCTGGAACAAGTCGCTTCTCAAGAAGTTGAGATTGAAGAAGGTATGACCATGAAGGATTTCAAAGCAAACCGCAGAAAACTCAAGCGTAGAGAAGCTTCTGCCGATGCTAAGAAGAGAGGTCATGTTGGTAAAGAGTGGTATAACAGTGGTACGACCTATTCTCCTGATGAGGCGAAGAGTGGTCGTGCAAAACTGGATGATGCAGAAAGAAGCACAAGACATCGTAGTTCTATAGACCCTGAGGGTGAAGATAGTAACTACTCAGCAGATAAGACTAAGAATCCCAAGAAACTCCGCAAGCAAAAAGCAATGGGAGAACTTGGCGAATCTTCACATCTTGAGACAGATATGAAGAAGCGTTCTGAAGCAAATGAAAAAGCACGTAAAGAAATTGCGAAAAGCAAAGCTCATGCTGATATGGTGAAGGCAGCAAGAAAACATTTTGATGAATCAAAGAAAGGTGACGGTAATTTGGCAAACAACTATCCCCCCTATGATAAAGTCACCAGAGGAGATGTAATCGCTGGTGCAACTGGTAATGATGAGATGGGCGGCAAGAAAAAGAAAAAGGTAGAAGAAGGTAATGACGGTAATTTAGCAAACAACTATCCTCCATACGATAAGGTTACTAGGGGAGATGTGATTGCTGGAAGATTGGGTAAAGACCAGATGGGTGGTAAGAAGAAAAAAGTAACCAAAGAAGGATATTCAAACTGGAGACAAGATCTTTCTGAAGTTATCAAGGATACTGAAACTGAAAAGAAAATTACAGAAAAGCAAGTTAATAACAAAATTGTAATCAATCCAAAGTTGGATCTTGGTGAAGCAGTAGAGAACCTTGGTGGAACTTTGCTTGAAATGGTCGAAGTTGATGAGTTTGATTATATTGTTGAAAGTGCTTATGATGAACTTTTTGAGGAAGGTTACAGTGAAGATGATATTGAAGAAGCACTTGAATATGCACTGACTGAAGCAAAGGTAACATTTGGTCACGATACATCAAAACCAGAAAAGAAAAGAGCAAATCTGTTAGCAGCAGCAAAACAAAAACTTGCAGGCGCTAAAAAAGCAGCAAAACGGGCAGTAGCAACTGGTGCAAGAAAAGTTGCTAAGGGTGCATTGGGTGTTGCTCGCAAGATGGAAGCGGGTGATAAGAAATCACATACTGCGGCAAGAAAGCCATCAACTTATCGTGGTGCAGGTGCAGGAACTAAAGAGAGGGTAAGTAGTGGTTCTTATACTCCACCTGCTAAAAAGAAAGCAGAAAAACCTTCTGATCCTTGGGAAGGTAGTGCAACAACTCCCCCAAAAGCAAAAGCAAAACCCAAAAAAGCAGCAGCACCAAAAGCAAAAGCACCTGCTGCAAAAGGAAAGAAAAAATCAAAGTTAGATGATTTGCTTGCTTCAGTAAGAAGTGAGAGTGTTCAAATTGATGAAAAAACTCTGACTGCTGCAGAAACGAAGGAGAAGGAAAGACTTGTAAAGTCAATGAAAGACAAAGCAGCAGATTTTGAAAAGAGGTATCCTGGTCGTGGTAAAGAAGTGATGTATGCAACTGCTACTAAGATGGCTAAAAAAATGGCCGAGCAAGCAATGGAACTTCAACCCAAAACTCAATCGCAACCACAACAACCAGACCCTAAAGCAAAAATAGCAGCACAAAGAGCAAAACAAGCAGCAGTTAATCTTAAGCAAAAAGAACTTGCAACTCTTAGATCAACACCTGCAGGAACTTCAGTTTCCAGTTTTGGTTGATTCTAAATAGGGTTGGATACTCTATTCGGAGGTTCATTATGGGCGCAGTAGTATCAGTGGTAAAACCACTTCTTATTTCAATTGCAACACACCCAGCAGTTAAAAATCTTGTTATTGAACTTTTAACTAAGTATGTGAAGTCTACTGATAATAGTATAGATGATGTAGTTCTTGAATTGGTTAAAGAGAAACTCTTTACACCACAAGCATGATTACTTGCTTTGTAACTAACTGGGGAGTAACCATTATTCTTGGTCTATTGTTAACTACCTCTGAGTGGTTAGCAAAAACAAAAAGATTTGAGGAGAATGGATTACTTGATCTAACAACTAACTTTTTGAGAGTTGTTTTACGCAAAGGAGATCAAAAGTAAGGTCTCCTTTTTTTATAAATATCTTATAGCAAATAAATTTTTATCGGAAGAAAGACATGGCACTCTGGGGAAACAATGATAACAAAGGTTCTGGAGGCACAGTAACTTTAAACTACTCCACCCTTGAAGTTGTTGGAAGTGGAACTACTTTTGGACAAGTTGGTGCTGCAGCAACTGGTAATGTGATTAGATTTGGTATTCGCGGCGGTGGGGGAACTTATTTCGGAGATGCTGTCATTGTTGGTATTGCAAGTACAACCACTTTAACAATTGGATCTACTGCAGGATTAAGTGGCGCTGCAATTGCTGCAACATCTTTCTACATTAGTGAACTTCCAAAATATACCGTACTTGATAGTTCTTATAGTAATCGTAATGATTCGGCACAGTCTCTTTCTACCTTAACAATTACAGGAACTGCTACCACTAATGCTAACATTGGAACCTCCATTGTTCCTGTTGTTGCTCCAAGCGGATTAATCGTTGGCGATACTTTACTAAACAATGGAAACAATATTGTAATTTCTACCATTGGAGCAACCACAATATCTCTTGCTTCGACCATTTCTGCTGGAATTGCAACTGGTGCTACTTTAACGTTTAAGAGATATGTTAATGGTTATGACAAGCAAGTTTATGGTATTTCTACTGATGGTGTTCCTGCAGCATATAGAGGATTTACTCATCAAGGTTGGGTTGGTGTAACAACCTACACAGACTGTCAGGGTAATGCAAGAGTTAAGACAGAAGTTCTAGTTGCGATGTCGGGCATTACTACTGGATCTGACGGAATTCTTTATCCAACTCCTGTCTGATAATATATGATTTTTAATGAATTGAATGAGGATAATTTCCTCCTATTTGCTATTAAACATTATGAAAATCCTCAGGCAGTGACCAAAGAGGATTTTGAAAAGGACTTAAATCATTTTAAGTATATTAAAAGACTTTTGAAACGATATAAGAATACAGGTGAGCTAAAAACTCACCTTCTTCTTAACCACTTTATTATTCTTTATAATATATTTGGTGAAGCAACAACTCCTATGTTGTTTTTTAAGATTGAAAAAGATTTATGGTCCTCTATGAAAAGTTTTATAATTTTTTTGAATAGACTTCCAGAATACCCAAAATCTACCATACACGATATACAAGTTGATTTAAATTGTTTATCTGAACTTCAAAAAATCTACAATGGATCACAAGAAACTTGATAAGATTATTTCTATTGTAAGAGAGCAAATGGTAGCAAATGCTCCAGGAACTCAAGGTGGATTTTCTGGATCTTCAGATCCAAAAGGACCAACTGCTGGATTTGATCCTGTTATGGGAATGGCAAGAAGAAAATATGCATCTTTAGGAGTAGGATCCCGCAAACGCTGGATGAAAAAGAAACCATCGCAGTAGAACAATGTTCGGTCAAGACTCAAAAATTAAAGTTGCGGTTCTTGAAGAAAGAGTAAAAATTCATGAGGAAATGGTGGAACGTGTAGATGCCGCCATCCAGACATTAAGTGAAACTAATCAGAACATTTGTAAAATGCTTGCAGTTCATGATGAGAGACTTGACCAGTGTATGAGAGAAGATGTTACTATTGTTGAGAAAGTTGGAAAGATTGAAGTTAAAATAGAAGAACTTTTTAAGTTCAGATGGATGGCAGCTGGTATAATTGCTTTCTGTGTATTTGTAATTCCAATCGCAACAAATTTTGTAACTTCTGCTTTTAAATCAAATATAGAGAACGTTAGAAATAAATAATTGAGTGTTGGCATAAGATGCCAATGAAAACTCAAAAGAAAGTAACGCTTTATACCCTACAAAAGGCAACTAATTCAGTCATTAAATGGACTGCAATAATGACTGCACTCTGCCTTGACAAAGCACGTTAACCTGTTAGAATAGAGCGACAGGTTAATGTTTGTTTATGGACTTTGTTGATGTAAAATACATCAATTTGATATCTTCGCGTTTTCAAAAATTCAAGAAGGTAAAAAATAATCTCTACAACTTTCGTTGTCCAATTTGTGGCGACTCTCAAAAAAACAAAAATAAAGCAAGAGGATATCTGTATCAAGTAAAAAATAATACAAACTTTAAATGTCATAATTGTGGTGTCAATATCTCCTTTAATAATTTTCTCAAACAAATAGATTCTGTAATCTATAAGCAATATACATTTGAGAAATTTAAAGACGGAAAGACTGGTAGGAACTTTACCGCCGAGGAACCAGTGTTTCATTTTGAAGCACCAAAGTTTAAACCCAAACTAGATTTACCAAAAGCATCAGAAAATCCTGACGCAAACGAATACTTGGTAAAGCGAAAGTTAAACCCACATAACTATTATTACGCCGAAAAATTCAAGTCGTGGACAAATTCATTAAAAGAAGTCTTCGATGATACTACTAAAGATGAACCTAGGATTATCATTCCTTTGTTCTATCAAGATACTCTTGTTGGATTTCAGGGTAGAGCACTTGGTCCAAGCAAGATTAAATACATCACTGTAATGCTTAACGATGACGCACCAAAAATCTACGGTCTCGATGAAGTTCAAAAGGACAAAACTGTATACATCACGGAAGGACCATTTGACTCAACATTCATTTGCAATGCGATTGCTATGTGCGGAGCTGATGCTGATGTTAGTAACTGGGGGATTAGCAATCCTGTTTGGATTTATGATAACGAACCACGAAATGCGGAAATTACAGCAAGAATCTCCCGTACCATTGATAAAGGAGAAAAAATCGTTATCTGGCCCTCCAGTATAAAAGAAAAAGATATTAATGATATGATTTTATCTGGACTTAATGTTCAAGAAGTGATAGAATCAAACACATATTCTGGATTAGAAGCAAAACTTAAATTTACCACCTGGAAGAAAATATGAGTAACGGCACCAAAGTTAAAAAGCGTGATGGACGAATTGAGTCTCTTGACCTAGACAAGATGCATTTGATGGTTGAAGAGGCATGTAAGGGTCTTGCAGGCGTCTCTGCGAGTCAGGTTGAGATGACTTCTGGCATTCAATTTTATGATGGAATTACCACTGCAGAAATTCAGGAGATTTTGATTCGTTCTGCTTCTGACCTGATTGACCTAGATCATCCTAATTATCAATATGTTGCTGCTCGTTTGTTGTTGTTTGCTGTTCGCAAACAACTTTATGGGAAGATGAAAGAACTCCCTACCCTGGAGCAACACATTATTGATTGTGTTTCTGCAGAGGTTTATGATCATGATATTTACAACAAGTATTCTCAAGAAGAGATTGCTCGTGCTGATTCGTTTATTGATCATGATCGTGACTTTTTATTCACTTATGCGGGTCTACGTCAAGTCGTTGACAAGTATCTTGTGCAAGACAGAAGCAGTGGTGGTGTATACGAAACCCCACAGTTTATGTACATGATGATTGCCTTGACTATCTTTGCCGAATATCCCAAAGAAACAAGAATGTCATACGTCAGGAGGTACTATGACGCAATCTCCAAGCACAAAATCAACATTCCTACGCCAATCATGGCAGGTGTTAGAACCCCACTTCGTCAATTTGCAAGTTGCGTTCTTGTTGACGTTGATGACACCCTTGATAGCATCTTCAGCTCTGATATGGCAATTGGTCGCTATGTTGCACAAAGAGCAGGAATTGGTATCAACGCAGGTCGCATCAGGGGCATCAATAGCAAAATCCGTGGCGGAGAAGTTCAGCATACAGGTGTTGTCCCATTCCTCAAAAAGTTTGAGGCAACTGTCAGATGTTGTACACAAAACGGGATTCGCGGTGGAAGTGCTACTGTCCACTTTCCAATCTGGCACCAAGAAATAGAAGACATTCTTGTGTTAAAAAACAATAAAGGAACGGAGGATAATCGTGTTCGTAAACTTGATTACAGTATTCAAATCAGCAAACTCTTTTATGAACGATTCATTCAAGATGCTGAAATCACGCTTTTCTCTCCGCATGATGTCCCTGGACTTTATGATCGCTTTGGACTCCCTGGTTTTGATGAGCTCTACTGTGCATATGAAAAAGATTCGTCCATTGCGAAAAAAACTATCAAGGCACAAGAACTCATTCTTAACCTACTCAAAGAACGTGCGGAGACGGGTCGTGTCTACATTATGAACATTGATCATTGCAATTCGCATTCATCCTTTAAGGATAAAGTGAACATGAGCAATCTTTGTCAGGAAATTACTTTGCCAACGGATCCTATTCAGCATATTGATGATAATCATGGGGAAATTGCTCTGTGTATTCTTTCTGCTATCAATGTTGGTAAAGTAAAGTCTGATGATGAATTGGAAGAACTTTGTGAACTTTCAGTTCGCGGTCTTGATGAATTGATTGACTATCAAAAATACCCCGTAGCAGCGGCAGAAATCGCCACCAAGGCACGTCGTTCTCTTGGTATAGGGTTTATTGGTCTTGCTCACTATTTGGCAAAACTTGGATACAAATATGAATCTCAAGAAGCATGGGATGCTGTCCATGGACTTTCTGAGTCTTTCCAGTATTACCTCCTTAAAGCATCTAATCAACTTGCTAAGGAAAAGGGATATTGTGAATACTTTGGACGTACTAAGTATGCTGATGGAATCCTGCCCATTGATACATACAAGAAAGATGTGGACGAAATTTCTTCTATTGGTTTAGAACATGATTGGGAAGGTCTTAGAGCATCAATCTTGGAACACGGCCTCAGGCACTCAACACTGTCCGCACAGATGCCATCGGAGAGCAGTTCCGTTGTGTCAAATGCAACCAATGGAATCGAACCACCTAGAGATTACCTGTCCGTTAAAAAATCAAAGAAGGGTCCACTTAAGCAAATCGTTCCTCAGTATCATACCCTTAAGAACAATTATACGCTTCTGTGGGATATGCCTAGCAATCGCGGTTACATCAATATTGTTGCTGTTATGCAAAAATTCTTCGATCAAGCAATTTCTGGAAACTGGTCCTATAATCCGGAAAATTATGAAAACAATGAAGTTCCTACTTCAGTGATGGCAAATGACTTTTTGACTACATACAAATATGGGTGGAAAACTTCTTACTATCAAAACACACACGACATGAAGAATGATGAGGTAGTAGAAGAAAAACCCAATCTTCAAGATTTGCTAAGTGAGTTAAGTTCAGTAGAGGAGGGGGAGTGTGAATCCTGTGCAGTTTAAAATTTCTTCCACAGAAGAACCACAAACGAATATTAAAGGAATGACCGTATTTAATACGGAGAAAGTGGATACTAAAAAACAACCAATGTTTTTTGGAAAACCACTAGGAGTTCAAAGATATGACTCATACAAATACCCAGTATTTGATAAACTAACTACTCAGCAACTTGGATACTTTTGGAGACCCGAAGAGGTGTCTCTTCAGAAAGATCGTGGTGATTATCAAACTCTTCGACCAGAACAAAAACACATCTATACTTCTAATCTGAAATATCAGATTATGCTTGATTCTGTTCAAGGACGTGGACCTGGTATGGCATTTATTCCATATTGTTCACTTCCTGAATTGGAAGCATGTATGGAAGTGTGGGGGTTTATGGAAATGATTCATTCACGATCATATACCTACATCATCAAAAATGTTTATTCAGATCCCTCTGAGGTTTTTGATACTATTATTGGTGATGAGCGTCTTCTGGAACGTGCTAGAAGCGTTACAGAGTCGTATGATGACTTTATTCAGTCAGCGCAGAGTTATGGTACATCCAATGATTGGATGTATAGACTTGAAGGAGTACACACTGCAAAGGAAACACTCAATGATGTCAAACGAAAACTGTACAGAGCAGTCGCAAACGTTAACATTCTTGAAGGTATTCGGTTCTACGTTAGTTTTGCTTGTAGTTTCGCCTTTGGTGAACTTAAGCTTATGGAAGGATCAGCTAAGATCATCTCTCTTATCGCAAGAGACGAAAACCAACACCTAGCACTTACTCAGAACATTCTGAATAAGTGGAGAGAAGGTGACGACCCTGAAATGCAACAAATTGCAAAAGAAGAAGAAGAGTGGGTTTATGCGATGTTTGATCGTGCTGTAAACGAAGAAAAAAGATGGGCAGATTATCTGTTCAAAGATGGCAGTATGATTGGACTTAATGACAAGTTGTTACAACAATATGTCGAATGGATTGCGAATCGTAGACTAAAGGCAATCGGTCTTAAACCCAAATATGATATTTCAGCAAACAACAATCCGTTACCTTGGACTCAGCACTGGATTTCCTCCAAAGGTCTCCAGGTTGCTCCCCAGGAAACGGAGGTCGAAAGTTATGTCGTAGGTGGCATTAAACAAGATGTTACCAAAAATACTTTCTCAGGATTCCAACTATGATGAATGGTGTGAACAAGCAATTCTGAACGCTTATCAAGAAGCAGCAGAATGTGATGAGTTTATGTTTGGAGATTATGACTATTGTAAAGATTGGTTAGGAACAAAAGACTACATAGAGGAGGAATAACCTCCTCTTTTTTATGTCTAAAAATCAAGTAACAAGAGAAGAACTAAAAGTTCGTGTGTTGAAATTAAAACATCAACTTTACATAGAGCACGTTAGGCACGATATGGATATCAAAGGACTTGCTCATAAATATCTGGATGAAGTATTGAACATATTAGATGAGTACAGATATTGACTATGAAAATCCTTGGACCTACAATGGAAAAGTATTTGGTTCAGGTGATATTCAGGATTATTTTGGTTTTGTATACCATATTCATTGCAGTAAAAGTGGTAGGGACTATATTGGTAGAAAATATTTCTGGAGTTTCCGCAAGAAGGGAACAAACAGTAGACGAACTAAGATGGAGTCTGACTGGAAAAAATACTATGGATCATGCCCAGAACTCAAAGAGGATGTAGAAAAATATGGTAAGGAGAATTTTACGCGCATTATTTTATCATTACATAAAACAAAGGGCAAAACAAACTTTGAAGAGACGCGACAACTCTTCTTCCACAATGTCCTTACAGAAGGACTTGACGACGGAACGCCAAGGTACTACAATAGCAACATCCTTAACAGATACTTCCGAAAAGATTATTATGCCCGCGACGACTGAAGACATCGTAGCGCATGTGAGATCCTGGTCTCTTGACCGTGCCGCCGATAAAAGTGTTCCTAAAGAGGATGCTCGTGCCATTCTTGCTGAGTTTTACGAGTGGATTGAACCAGAAGACGATGAACTTGAAATTGTTTCACTTGAACCAGAAACTTGACAAGTTCTAAATATTAAATTATTATGTAAAAACCCACCTCAAAAGGGTGGGTTTCTCATTATGAGATTTTGATTTGATTTTAGAGCCGTGGGGTCTGCCCTCTGAGAAGAGGGAAGTGCGCTTTCCCTATACGGATGTCGAGTTCAATTAAGTTTAGTGCAAAATTTCTTTACAGTAGCCCTGCCCCTTCTGGCATCGGTTACGACCAATGTGGCAACACTGCCTGTATTTCCACCTCCCCCCGTGAGTGGTCCTCCACCATTTTCTATTATTAAGGAGTTTGAAACTACGACAGCGACCAGAGAGGTTGCTCAACCTGAAAAGCCAAAAGAGAAAAGGCTAATTTGTAAAGGGTGTAATGAACATGAGAATGCTACCCTGGCATTTTTCCAGGATCGTGGTATTAAAGACAGAAACGCCCTTGCTACCATCATGGGCAATATTCGTCAGGAATCAACTTTTATTCCTAACATTTGTGAAGGTGGTAGCAGAACCAGTTGGAGTAACTGCGGACGTGGTTACGGACTGATTCAATGGACATCTGCCAACAGATATTATGGATTGGGTGATTTTGCTAAGAAGTATGGTGGTTCGCCATCATCACTTCATACGCAACTTCGTTATCTAACGACTGAGGTTCAATGGCAACGAATTGAAGACAGGATGAAAACTCCCGGAAAGTCTATCAATCGTTACATGGACTATGCGTATAGTTGGATTGGTTGGGGGCATCATGGTGCCCGCACTTCGTATGCTCATGAGTATGCTTCCAAACTGATCACGGTAGAAGTTTGATACAATAGAATATACAACCGAATAATAAATAGAGGGGAGTGTTGCACTCCTCTTTTTTTATGTTTAATTTTAACTTCGGAAAGAAGAAACCAGATAAGAAGCAGATAATCCTTATAAGCGTTGTATTAAGTGGTATCGTTGCAACACTCTCCCAATGCACTGGAGTGTCCTCAGAGCGCCTCTGGGACCTCCTAGACGAGGCACAGAGGACGTTCTTCCCTCAGACCATAATCAATGATGTTCTGCTTCAAGATCCTAACCTTATAAAAAGGAGAGTAGAACGTGATGTTGATAAAGCCATTCGTGATTATGAACGCTTGACAGGAGACTCAAATACACCTAGAGTACCTTTGCCACGGTTAATCGAGAAAGCTCCAGATAACTCTGAAGCTCAAAGATTACTTGGTGGAGAAATGAGAATCTGCGCCGTATGGGTTGACGACTGTAAACCTGAATGATAGAATAAACAAGTTAAGGTTAAGGGTCCATAGTTCAGATGGATAGAACAACAGCCTTCTAAGCTGTGTGTCGCAGGTTCGAGTCCTGCTGGACCTGCCTTGTCGATGTGGCGGAATTGGTAGACGCGCTGGGTTTAGGTTCCAGTAGATTAATCTGTGAAGGTTCAAGTCCTTTCATCGACACTTGACAATCAAACTTAAATAGTTTATGATTGTCTTATAAGCGGGTATGGTGTAGCGGTAACACGCCATCCTTCCAAGTTGGAATCACCGGTTCGAACCCGGTTACCCGCTTACCTCTGGTAGTCTATTGGTAAGGACACCCCGACAAGGGAGTTAGAAACTGGGTTCGATTCCCAGACAGAGGTAAGAGAAAGTGATCCTGCGGTTCCGTCCAAGAGCTCTCCTTTCTCTTATTCCCCTGTGGCGCAGCGGTAGCGCAGTTGACTGTTAATCAATGGGTCGCAAGTTCGAATCTTGCCGGGGGAGCCAGGGCGATTAGCGCAGCGGTAGCGCAGTTGCTTTACACGCAATTGGTCGGCGGTTCGAATCCGTCATCGCCCATTTCATAAATACTTAAAAAAAGAGTATAATGGAAAAACTGTTTAAACTCTTAAGTGATGCTCAGTCATCACTTTTTGTTTTGTTTCATAAAACTTGGGCATTTCATTGGAATGTAGTTGGAGAAGATTTTACTCAACTTCATCAACTCTTTGGTGGGCAGTATGAAACGATGTTTGAAGAAATCGATCGTCTCTCTGAACATATGAGATATTTAAATATCAAACCCTTAAGTTCACTTTCAAGAATGCTTGAGGTAACTCAAATCAAAGAAGCAGCAAGTTCAACTGGAGCAAAAGAAATGCTTCAAGAACTTCTTGATAACAACACCAAGTTTTGTGAGTTAATGCAAGAGATTTCAGAAGAATCGGAAGCACAAAAGCAATATGCAACTGCTAATCTGGTCCAAGACTTAATGGAATCACACGGCAAGTTTGTATGGATGTTAAGATCACATTTACAGTGATAAGGATGAAGAACAATGTTATCGATAAGATGCAAAGATTGCAATAAAGAACTAACAGGACACCCAACAAAAACAGTAACTTGTGGGTGTCCTAATATGGCAACAATTCGTGGTGACAAAATTTCAGCAGTTGACTTATCACGAATTGTTATGCTAAACTCTTTGAAAGAAAATCAAAACAAGAGTGTGCTGACTTCCCAAGATATTGCTTGGCAAGAAGCACGTCGCCAACGTAAAGTTAAGCGACTTGATTTTGAAGTCCGTTGAGGACTTAATAACGGAAGATTGGCCGAGTGGTTGATGGCGTTAGTCTTGAAAACTAATAACGTTAATAGCGTTCCAGGGTTCGAATCCCTGATCTTCCTTTTAAATAAGTTACAAATTTAACAATTGCTTAATCAGTGTTACGTAATGAACACATATGATTGTCTTTGGAGGTTTGATGATTAGTATATAATAGTATACTATTCAAAATACCCATGGATCAACATACTTATGAGAATTGGGTGAAGATCAAAGCAACTTTTGAAGAATCTGGGAACACTAATAACATGTTTTATTATCGAGCATGTGAAATTGTTAAAACAAAAAGAGATCCTCTTGCAAAGTTTCTTGGAGATGAGAAATGATGCACGAACAAGAAGAATTAGTTACACGTTCTGAAGTTCAGGAGATGATTGATGCTGCTATCAGAAGACACAACCGTAATGCTTCTATCATTAGTATGTGCGTCGGTTGGGTGGTTCTTGCTTTATTTGCTGAGGGACTTTTAAGACTCGTTGGGGTGATTCCACCTCTACTACCGTGGCTCAAAATCACTCTGAACTAATCTTTTTGGTTCCTTGGTTTGTTCTTGTGGGAATTGCAGTATCAATGTTTGTACAGGGTTGGATGGTAATGAATGCTCACCATGGATATTCAAAAAGTCCAAAAGTGAAGCATCCAGAAATGAACGACGTTAAAGCAGGAGATCCATTACTCGTGGTAAGATTCACAGACGAAGATTTACAAGAACTTCAGCAAAGAGTTTTACAGCAAAAGATAGATGAATTATTTGAGGAACCATCTAGTTACGAGGACGAAAACGATGAATAATACTTTTATATCTTCACTTTTACTTTTTAGTTCTATTGGATTATTTGTTTATTGGGGACTTAATAACGCATATCCACAATGAACTACCCATTAACTCTAAGAGAATGTCCACACTGTCACGGGAGTTTGGTGGACGCAGAAATCAGCGAACCAATCAAACAGTTCTGTGAGACTGGAGCATTTCACTCCAAGTTACTTTTTGGTGATGATGGTTGGGTTTGTCCACATTGTTATGGTGTGGTTAAGTGACTTACTATAACTTTATAACGTATGAAGTATTATTGTTGATTATGGCACTTGGAGTTATCAACCATTTTAAAGCAAAGAAGTTCAGTCTTGTATTGAGCATTGCATCAACAGTTCTTACTATTTTCTTATGTACTATTGCTTTTTGGTGGATGGTAGATACTGTTGTGTATTTGAAATGGGAAGTATTAAAAGCGCCACTTCTTAACAGTGGAACAAGAGAACAGATTGTATTACCAACATAAGAGGTATTATGGAACGATTCAAAGATTTTTCAGACTACGAACTCAA